ATAAGAGTGTATGTGAACCAATAGAAAAAAGATTTAATGATGATATGTGGATATGGAAAAATCCAGAATTAAATAACAAATATTTAGTATCAGCTGACGTTGCTAGAGGAGATGGAGCAGATTATTCTGCATTTCATATAATAGATTTACAAACTATGGAGCAAGTCGCAGAATATAGATCAAAAGAGGATACTACACGATATTCTAATATTTTAATGTCAGTTGCAACAGAATATAATGATGCACTATTAGTTGTTGAAAATAACAATGTTGGTTGGGCAGTATTACAAACTATAATTGATAGAGAATATAAAAATTTATTTTGGATGAAAAAAGATTTAAAGTATGTCGACTCAAAGACACAATATACAAACAAATACCGTGGTGAAAATAGAATGATGGTTCCAGGTTTTACAACTTCAATGAAGAGTAGACCGTTAATGATAGAAAATTTGTCTAAGTTTGTTAGAGACCATTCGGTAAAAATTAATTCTATTAGACTTGTAGATGAATTATATGTTTTTATATTTAATAATGGTAAGGCAGAGGCTTTAAAAGGGTACAATGACGATTTAGTCATGAGTATGGCTATTGGTCTATGGATCAGAGAAACTGCGTTAAGGCTCCATGATGAAAATTTAAGAGTTACTAAGGAATCTATGGAAAAAATGGGTTCTAGTTCTGGAGTTTACACAGTTGAAGAAGAAAATGATTACGGCTGGAAACAGCGCGTAGGAGATAAAAAAGAATCACTAACTTGGTTAATATAATATGGCACAACAAGATACATTTTACGATCGAATAAAACGGCTTTTTTCGTCTAACGTTATAGTAAGAAACGTAGGTGGAAAAAAGCTTAAAGTAGTTGATACTGATAATATTCAAGCGGGTTCGAAAACCTTAATGGATAGGTATACAAAACTATACACAACCCAATCTGGATATGGTGGATATATGGGCTATTCTGGAGAATTAGCAAAGGCTCAAAGGATTGCGCTATTTAGGGATTATGAAGCCATGGATGATGATTCAATTATATCATCTGCAATGGATGTATACGCTGATGAATCTACTATGAAATCAGAATATGGAAATGTGTTAGAAATTAAGTCTAACAATAATCAAATTTCTGAAATATTACACAATTTATTTTATGACATATTAAACATAGAATTTAATCTTTGGCCATGGGTTAGAAATATGGTAAAATATGGAGATTTTTTCTTGCATTTAGAAGTAGCCGAAGGTTATGGTATTGTAAATGTAATGCCACTATCCCCGTATGACGTATCTAGAATTGAGGGATGGAATCCTGAAAATCCACAAGAAATTAAATTTGTAATTGACGCAACTGATCCTAGAAATGTTGCTAGCAATCAAAGTAGAAACGAAATAGAAAATTTTGAAATGGCACACTTTAGGTTACTATCAGACTCCAATTACATTCCTTATGGAAAAAGTATGATTGAAGGTGGTAGAAGAACTTGGAAACAATTATCTCTTATGGAAGATGCTATGTTAATTCATAGAATTATGAGAGCACCTGAAAAAAGAGTTTTTAAAGTTGATATTGGTAATTTGCCACCAAGTGAAGTCGATAATTACATGAAAAGAATTATTGATAAGATGAAAAAAGCTCCAGTTGTAGACGAACAAACTGGAGAATATAATTTAAAATATAATATGCAAAATTTAACTGAAGATTTTTACTTACCAGTTCGTGGTGGCGATAGTGGAACTGGTATTGAATCTCTTCCAGGTTTAACGTACGAAGCAGTAGAAGATATTGAGTATCTTAGAAATAAATTATTAGCTTCTCTTAAAATTCCAAAAGCCTTTTTAGGATATGAAGAGCAAGTTGGATCTAAAGCTACATTGGCTGCAGAAGATGTTAGATTTGCACGTACAATAGAAAGAATTCAAAGAATAGTTGTAAGTGAACTTACTAAAATAGCAGTAGCTCATTTATATTCTCAAGGATATACAGATGCCGCATTAGTAGATTTCGATTTAGAATTAACTAATCCGTCTACAATATATGAACAAGAAAGATTAGATCTTTGGGAAAAGAAAAATACCATTGCTAGAGATATGAAAGCCGAAGCATTAGTATCTAAACAGTGGATATATGATAATGTTTTCAATTTTACTGACGAAGATGTAGAAACTATTGCTAAAGAAGTAATTGATGATAAAAAAGATGCGTTTAGGCTTTCATCCATAGAAAATGAAGGTCATGATCCAGCTCAACCAGCACAAGAAGGTCAAATGAAACCCGATCAACCGACTCTTAGTAATGAAGAAGATGATGAAGAAGATAAAGATGAAAAAAGTGATAGAGATACAGAGGATAGAGATAACGCAGCAGGAGTACGGGATCCACTAGGTAAATTTGATTACACACATGCAAAAGATGCAGATAGATCTACTAAGCATAATTACAGAAAAAGTCCGTTAGCACTTTCTCACTATAATGCATTGAAAAAACATCACGATGTCAAAGAAAGAGAAATGCTTACTGAAATTGAAGAAACTGAACGAGAATTAAACGGCTCAAAAGAAAAGCTTTAATTTTCTTCTAGCATAATATTTATTAACGAATAAACTTAGCTAAGGGGTTAAATTTGAAACATTCTAAATACAGAAATACAGGGCTATTATTTGAGCTCATTACTCGGCAAATAACCGCAGATATTCTGAATAAAGAAAGTAATTCTCCTGCGATTGATATATTAAAAAATAATTTTAATAAGAAATCACAACTTTTTAAGGAAAATAAGCTTTTTAATGTTATTATAGAAGCAAAACATACTGGAAATAAAGAGCGCGCAAAACATCTTATTGAAACAACTATTAAGGCGTACGGTAAGGTAATTAATCGGAAGGCTCTTCAAAAAGAAAAATATGAGCTTATAAAGCAAATAAAAGAAAATTTTAATATTGGTGACTTTTTTAAATCACACGTTTCAAACTATAGACTCTTAGCGGCTATCAACAATGTATTACATGAGGACTATTCTAACCCCGCAGCAAGTACTCAAAATCATTTTACTATTGTTGAACACATTACTAGAAAGGATAATAAACCTGAAGAACAGTTAATGGATAAATTAAGAAATGAAAACAAAGATCTACGTTCCTTAGCATATAAGATCTTAGTTGAAAAATTCAATAACAAATATAAAAGTTTATTACCAGAGCAAAAGAACGTATTAAAAGAGTACATAAACAATATATCAAATACAAATGGTTTGAATGAGTTTATGGAATCTAAATTTAAGTCTATATCTTATAATTTAAAAAAGGTGTTTCCAAAAATCAATAATAAGGTAGTCAAGATAAAAATTAAAGAATGTATTAATTTAATTGAAAACGTTAATACTAAAAAGGGAACTACTACCAATAACGTTTTAAAGCTAATGAGATTTTACCAGCTTTTAGAGGATGTTAAGTATGCCGTCAAATCCTAAACTTAGTGAATTTATTAGAGAATTAATTAGGAAAGAACTAGAAGAAGCTAGTGTTACTGGTAATATAGATGGCGGAGAAGGTCCACCAAAAACTCCTTATGCGTTTAAAGATCCAAAAGACGATGAAAAAGATGAAGATGATTTAAAACTTTCTGCAGGTATGGAATTAGCAGAAAATTATTGGCATTATCGTAACGATGAAAATTTTACTACAAAACAAAAGTTAGCGAAATCAATGACAAATATTAGAGATAGTATTACTATGATTGAAAGAGCTGTAAAGTATAATATAAAATTAAAGAGCGAAATGAAATTCGAATCTGCAGATTATATGAAACGAACAAAAAACGCTTTAAACAAAATATCTGAGAAATTACTGAGATTATCAAATAAAGTTAAGGAACTAGTATAATGGAAAAAGCATTATTAGTGGATACGATTCCATTTGAAGTAACACCTGAACAAATTAACGAATCTATTTCGTCTAACGGAGGTAGATTAATTGTTAAGGGTGTTTTACAGAGAGCTGAATCTCAGAATCAAAACGGAAGAGTTTACCCAAAAGAAATTTTAGTTAGAGAAGCAAAAAAATATACAAGTGATTTTATACAAGAACGTAGAGCAATGGGTGAATTAGATCATCCAGATAGTTCTGTAGTAAATTTACAAAATGTATCTCATAATGTATTAGAAATGCATTGGGGTGGAAATGATTTAGTTGGTACTGTAGAAATACTAAGCACTCCAGCTGGAAATATATTAAAGGAATTATTTAAGAGCGGGATAAAATTAGGAATTAGTTCTCGCGGATTAGGATCTATTAAACAAGAAGCAAAGGGTGATGAAGTTCAAAGTGATTTTGAATTAATTGCGTTTGACTTTGTATCGAATCCGTCTACTCACGGTGCATTCTTAAGTCCAATATCAGAAGGAGTTTCAAGTAAGAAACTTACTAAATCTCAAAAATGGGCTAAGGTTGAATACGACATACAAAACATTTTAACAGGAAAATAAGATGGCCAAAAAAGAAAAATCAGCTAAATTAAAAGATTTATTAAAAGAAAGCATTGGTGGAATGGTACCTTTAACACCAATAAATAATCCATTTCCGGAAAGAGTTACCGAAAAAAGAGACGGAACACAGTTAATGGCTATTGCAAAACAGATGGTTGCAAAGGAAGAAGACGAAAAATTAATGACAAGAGAAGATTTGATTGAAAAAGTTGGTAATTTTTCAAGTTATGGTCCTTCTATTTATAAAAAACATAACTTAGCAGAAGTTGCAAATA